AGCATCAATATATGCTAATGTACCTTTACCGATAGCATCTTCTTCATTAACAATCTTTGTATTGATAATAACATCCGATTCAGTCCAAATACTATCACCGATAGCAAATTCACCAATTGATGTATCAATATATTCGAAGAATACATATTTAGAATAGTCTTTCTTCTCTTTGATTGTACCATCTTCATTATAAAATGTGACTTCTTTACCAATATGAGTTACTTTACATTTTGCTTTATTTGCACCATTAGTAAATACTAAACCTACATATTCGTTGGTTGGAATTCCAGCTACTTTGAAATATTGACGTTCGCCAGAACCAATCTTGCCACCTTCAATCTTATCACCATTTACGAAGAATGCTTTGGACACTCTACGTAATTGATTCTTGAACATAGATTGAATCTGTGTTAATTCTCTAGCTTGAACTGCACGACCAGGATTGAATACAATCTGAGTAAATCGTTTTGTCTCATCAAAATCATCATAGTATGGTTTAATATTTAAATCCATTGTATTTTCCCTTTATTAAAATTCTACGATAAGTCGAATTTCTTCAACTTGATCATCCGAACGATTTAGTGGTAATCTATTCTCAAGATAGAAAATTGAACCAGAATCTTCTTTTAGTGTTGGAATAATATATTCTCCCTGCGCATTAGTCAGAATATATTCATCAGCTACAGTTTCACCATAATGAATAAAGTCTCTAGCTAATGCAGTATCGTTTTGATATTCAGCATTTAATTCTGGATCAAGCATTAGTGCAATTTGTCTAATACGCTTATTAGGAATAAGTGAATCATCCAATTTCTTTTTCATCATTACGTGTCTACATTTAGCGATAGAAATTGCATTTTCTTTACCATATGTATTTTGAAGAATTGTTGTTCCAGATCCAAAAGGTACTGGAAGATATAAACTTGTCATAAACTTTTCACGAATGAATTCATTCATGTCATACAAGAACTGCCAAGAATACCCATCATCATAGTGAAATAGACCAGGAAGAATGTTTCCTGGATTATTTGTATCTTCTACATTACCTTCATATCCTACTGGCTTATATGTAGAATCTGATTGTTCAGTTGTACCTGCAACATAACCAACTTCTTTACACTCATAAACATAATATTCATTATTATGAATTGATACAACAACATCGCCAATGTTATACATAAAGTTAGATTGATAATCTTTACGAATTAGTACAGGAGAGATCTCATCACGATAAATACGAATTGCAGAGATAATATTATCCCAAAAATCATAGATGTGTGTTGGATCATCAGAAGATGGTTCGGGCACCTTAAATGCTCTATCATATTCTGGACGATTATTAGCATCATTCGGCCAAGCATCCTGTCGTCCAATCCCTAGATAAACGTGTCGAATATCTGATTCAGTTGTGTTTTCGTCTTGAGTATAATCAATAGAATCAACAAAGTTGATCGTATGAATTGTTCTAAATTCCGCCGTTACTACACCAGGCATATGTTATTCCTCATTTTAATCTTCTTTAATAGCTTTGATTATAAAACTTGTATTAGCAGAAATATAATCACTTAGTCTTAAATTATTTATATTGATTATTCCAGTATTATAATCAATTGTTCCTACTGGATTCCACTTTTTAATCGTAAGTCTACCAAATGGATCGGTTAATAAATTATAGAATCCTTCTATCGGTTCACAAGTAGTTGCATTCATAAAGAATACAAATCCTGTAGTGATAGTTTCATCATTTCCTAAATAAGTCCAATACACCTGTCCTTCTGAAAGACTAACATTTAAATCATTATAGATAGGTGATATTGTCTTATTATTTATCTGTCTTGCTTTATAATATGCCCACTCTAAATTTGCACCATCCCAATACTTAACAACATCATCAATTGCATATTCGATTGATGAATTCCATAACCTACCTTTCGTATCGAAAAGAGAGTATCGAGTAATACCATCAATGGAAGCGACTTCTGATATATTTATAGTAGTATCTTTAATAGCATATTTATTCCATATTCCATTATATGTGTTACATACACTTTCTGACCAACTATCTACACCAATAGGTAATATATAATCACATTGTTCAGTTGTGTAATTCCAGCTACCAATTGAACCTGATGCTGCCAAGCAATTAGATTTATTGATTTCTGATCCACCCAAATCTACTAAACACTCTCCAAGTTCTATAGTATATGTAGTATCTTCAGTCTTAATAGGAACAAGTCCCTTAATAAATGGATAATCTGACGGGAAGAATGAGTTAGTTTCAGTCTTAATTTGAACAATCTCATCGGGTCTAATGTTTTCATCATATGCATTTGTGGGAGATAAACAAGTCCAAGTAACTTCATTATCCCAAGTTTGTGCATTTCTACCCAGTTTCCAGATCGGCTCAAATGTACCAGAATTACCTTCGTGAGAAGTTGGTTCTGTCCAAGTTTCTCCTGCATCAATACAATCACTCTTATCAAATATTGTTGTATCGCTACAATCTCCAATCATATTAGTTGCAATACATCTGAAGTACTTATTATATACGATTGGAACTCTTTTCCAAATAATCTTGATGGCTCTATCGTATCTAATAATCGCAGATCCAATCTCATCAAACACTGGTGTTACAGGTCCATCTTGAATGAATCCACCCATTTCAACTTGATCAAAATCTGGCATATGAGAATCTAATTGTGCAGATAGTCCACTATCATAAATTTTCTCTACAACAAATGCTGATGTTGGATCGTCTGGAGCTCCAACAACATCATCTACTTGATAAGTTGTATTTGGTCTCCAGAGAGATGTTTTAGATGAACTCTGGAATATACCATCAATCCAAATACTAATGATTGTTTGATTGAATAAATTAACTGATGGTACTAATGATGAAGATCCATCAAAGTCAAAGTAATCAATAGTAGGTTTAAGAATTACAAAATCTGTCAAATCAATTACTATTACACTTGTATAATCTTCTAATGAATTAATAGTAATTTTATTATTATCATAATCATATACACATTTCTCTGGAGATTGATATACACCATCAGCATATACTTCTATATTTGAATCATTTGTAAGATCAAAGTCTAATTGAACTTCTCCATTAGTAGAAGAATATTTATTGAATGTAGGCAAGCTCCAGCCTGAAATCGGCATACCAGTAACTAGTTTATAATGCTCAATAGAAACTTCTGCTCCATCATTAATACCAATGAAGTCTATATTATTTCCTTGCTCATCAATTACATATCCTCTCCAAGTGTTACCTTGACCTTCACATCCAGCTCTATAATTTTGATCAATTCCATTGACTTGAGTATTAGTAATGTCAACATTATTTGAGTTATAGCAACTAACAGGACTTTGTAATATACCATCTACATATACTTTAATATATGAATCACTTTGAATGTCACCATACATTGCAATACTATCTTCTCCATATGCCCAAGTATATCCCGCAGCTTCACATAATCCCTTATCTTGATAGTCTGGATTATTCCAAACATCTGTTCCAGTATTATCTATACAAGAATCACTATTTCCACTCCAGACAAAGTTCTCTGGTGAATAATGAACATATTCCATATAGTCTGGATCAATAGTAGTAGTCTGTAAAGTTACTCTAGCATCAATAATTTCTGGTTGATGATCAATCAAAGTAATCTTATTTTCTTTTCTATTAATTGCGAATACGTGATTCAATTGATGCGAAGTTGCTTTTACAACATCATCAATATTATATGTTGTTTGTGGTGTCCAAGTTGGAGCAACAACTTCTGGAAGATTTAGAGATACATCATCACCACTACAAGAAGCAATCTTTTCGTGCATCAATTCTGATATTTTAATATTTACTTTAGGAACACCAGGTGGTAATTGTTGCATTGTAAATCTACCCAATACAACATCAAATACTACAGTCCAATCTCTACATAAACTATGGAATGTTTGTGGATTAATATAACCACCAGAAGCTGATGGAGTCATATTTAATTCATAATCTAAAGATACATCAAATAATGCACCAACATTAATTGTAGAACCAAGATTATATCTACCAATCAATTGCATCCCAACTGGATGAACATTATCTTTAACAATTGATCTATATTCTGAAATCTGTTGATCTGAATCGATCATATATGAGAATTCTTGATAGATGAAATTATCCTGCATTACTTTCTTAGAGTCCAAGAATCCATCTGTTGTATACCAGAATCCTCTTTCTTTAATTATACCAGAATCCTCTTCATATTTATTATTTTCTATACCAGTTAGACGACCTCTTCTTACTTTATAACCCTTAGAAGTTGCTAATATAGAATCCCCATAAGCAGAAAGATTCTCACCAAATCTCTCATTTCTATCATAGAATTCAGCTTCAATTTTTTCTAATTGTGTTGGAACTATCTTAGCTAAATCAAATATATACACTGCACCAGCATTCTCAACAACTGTTGATTGATACTTATATTTCTTAGTTGAACGCCTTCTCCAATTTCTTCTAGTATCACCGTATGAAGATGTAGAACCATTATAACCAGGAGATCCTACAATCAAATACTTATCTGATATTTTAACAGATGCTCCAAACTCATCAGCTGTGGTTTTTTCATTTGATGTTATTACACGATAGTTTACTTGACCACTTTCATGTGCAAAGTAGTATTCAATATTAGCACCGAGTCCTAATAATTCTTGTGATTGTGTTTCTGTACCTAACCAAGAAACATCTTTTTCAGATTCACTTGATGATCTAATAGAGAACATTTCAGTAACATCTTGTTCAATCTCACATTCATTTTGACTACCATCCCAATGTGATTGCTTAATGTTGAAAATCCAAGTGTGACCAGCATTATCACAACTCAATGCTGTAGTTAATGTATCGTCAGTTGTCCAAGTATCTACATCACCACCGTTGTCAACATAACATTTACCACCAATATCATTTGTACCACTTAGTGCCCATGTTGGAGTTTCACAACTACCTTGTGTCCAAGTATTACCAGAAATTTGTTCACAACTTGATCTTGATGTATGAGTCGCATACCATTCACCACCATTAGCAACACAATTTGTTGCAGTAGTATGAGTCTCAATCCAATTTCTACCATCATATTCACAAGTAATTTTATCATAATGATTAGCTTGCCATACACCATAATTAGGAAATGATTCACAAGTTGATCTATCAGTACTTTCTCCATCAGAACAAATACCATTCGTTTCCCAATCATCACAATATGTACCAGTAGAACAAGAACCATCATAATCATAATCAGAACAATATGATCCAGTGAACTGACAACCAGTTGCAGCACCAGACCACGTTCCAGCGTAATGATGACAAGTTAATTGATCGAATGATTCATTAGTTTGTATTGTTGTTACTTCTTTGATACCTAATATTTTACCAGAGTAAATATTGAAATAGATATCATCATTTTCACCAGGATCTTTCAGAAAGATATCAGCCTGTTTCTTATCATTTTCATAATCTAAATCTGATGGATCAAGCGTTAATATATTTGTATTGATGATATCGATCTTAGTATCAGTTGTCTCTGAACGTTGCCACTTACCATTAGCATTCTTTATTAATGTATGAACAACACCACAATTATCATATGTACCATATGTTTCATTAGGCGATCCAATAGCAATAGTATCACCCGACCCACACATACAAATAGAAGAACCAAACTTTGCTCCTTGTATTGGAGATTCAGTTGTGATATCATATTCATATGAGTTTACGTCAGTGTCACTAGGGGAAGATTTTTGAGACCAGTATCCATTACTATTCTCTCTATAAATAAAGACTTTACCAACTCCACTTGTCAATTCAAATGTTCCAGTTCCACCAATAACTTCACTTCTAACATTTGCATTTGGAGCTCCAATAGCAAGTTCTTTTGTTGTTTGATTGAATGAGATAGTATATCCAAATTTTAGATCTGAAATATGATCCAAAACCGGTACCCATATACGCTCCATTAAATATCCATCCGCCCAACTATTTCCAACTTTCTTGAATAGATATACTACACCACTATTTTTTACTGATCCTTCAATCTCAACATCTTCGTTTGGAGCGCCAATGAATATATAATCATTAGATATTATAACTGAATAGCCAAATTGTCCTTCAATTTTAGCATTAATATTTGGAGATTGTAATGTGCGCTGAAGTTCCCACGTTTCTCCCTTATCACTTGTCTGATAAATGTATGCTTTACCAGATTTTTCTAATGAACCATCTTCGTTTGGAGCACCGATAACAACTACATCATCGTATGAAGAAATAGCTGACCCAAATTGTGTTTTCTTAGGATTTGTAACATAATGACTAGGGAATATTTTTGAATGAAGTTTCCATAATGCACCACTTTTCTTTAATATATGTACAGTAGAAATTCTATCAATATGACCTAATTTTGTTCCAGCTTCTCCAACAAATGCTATATCATCTTCAAAATTATTAACATCATTGGCTTGCAAAATATTAACATAGCTACCAAATTCTTCAAATGATACAGAATCTTCTTTTTGTATAAGATCTTGTGAAATTCTCCAATTCTCTTTATTGAGAACTAATTGCTTAGATCCAATATTCTTGAATGGATATACTATTCCTGTATTTTTAGAATATTTTGGGTGTCCAGCAAATAGATAATCATCTTCAATATGAATTGTTTTACCAGTACAAATTTTCTCTAAATTATCAAGATTTGTTGCACCAGCAAAATGATTATGATCTGGATTTGGATTATCTACTATATATACACGTTTCCAAGTATTTCTAACTCTATTAAATACATATACACTTCCCTTATTAGATTCGGTTGGTGCAGCTACAGCTAATTTATCAACATCAAATTTATTTCCATCATCATCTACAGGAGATTCGAATATATATAATGCTGAACCAAATCCAGGAGTTTTCTTATCCCATTCTGCATATAATTTAGTTACAATCGAATATTTGAATACTCCATTCTCAACTTTATAATTATCATATGCATATACTACACCTCCATTAACACTTGCAGGCGTTTCTTGATTTGGTGATCCAATCATCATATAATTTTCTGTCATCATCACTGACACACCAAATTTAGAATTTAGTATTGTATCATTATTTGTGATATTAGCTGGACCTAGACGATTAATATTTGTCCATTCGTGAACATCATCTTCTTTCCAATAAATGTGTACAGATCCGATACCAAAATCTTCTGGCTTCTTATAAGTTGTTGGATCATTTTCCCAATTTGTTAATGATGTAAAGTATGTTTGATAATCATTATCACCAATACCTTTCGGCTCACCAACTAATAATATGTTTTCTCTAATATCAACTGATGCACCAAACATAGCTTTTTCAATTGATCTAGCTGGATTTATTGGAGCATTACCAGCAACTGCTGTATCATAATAAAATTTTCCATCTTGAACTATAACTTGTTCACCACCTGATGCATTTGCTAATGTTATTGTATCATTAGCATAATCATATGTAATATCAGATGGATTAACTAATACATCATCCATATGAATTGTTAATATTGATGTTGAATCAATATCAAAATCAGTTGTGAATGATGAAGTTCCTGCAGGAATCGTATATTCGTGATGTTGTGTTGTTGTATCAAGATAATATAGATGTACAGATCCAGCTTGCTCTTTCATTGTAGCTTCTTCATATCCAACAGCGTTTGAATATGGCGCACCAATAGCTAATCTAATCTTGCCACCAGTAGTTCCTGCTGTACCATCATATGCTAATTTGAGCGAATAACCAAATCCATATTGTTGTTCACCAATAATATAATCAGGATCTAATACTTGTTGTAGTCTCCAACCAGCATCTTCTTCTCTTTTAGAATAGATATAAACGTGTCCTACAGATGAATTATCCATCACATCTTGATAAATGTTTCCTGGCGCGCCTATAGCCAACCAACTCATTGATCCATCAGACTCAGTTTTATCTAATAATGATACTCCAAATCCAAAATGTTCATTATCATACTTATTATATGTTTTAGATATAATAGTATTATTCCATTCGTGATAATAATCAAAATCTATAGGAAGTTGCAGTCTACCAGTATTTTCATTATCGACCCAAGTATCAGTAGCATAATCATAGGTCTTGTTTGTATCATCTTCAATCCACTCAGACCCATTAAATCTATATAAGTATACTGCACCAGCATTGATATATCCATCAGTAGATTCAATATTCAATACTTTATTAACTGTAACAGGAGCTCCAGTAGTTTCATCAATTGATTTATCAACTTCAAATGAATAGATCCAGTCACCACCGACATTACTACAAGTTTCAGAATCATTAATTACTGATCCATCAAGATTTGTTTCTGAACAAGTGGGATCATATATTGATACTACATTGAAATATTGATTACCTCCACCTAAACCAGATTCGATCTTCAATACATCATATACTTTTACACTACCAGTATCTACGTAATTACCTGCTTGATCTGTTGTCTTAAATTCTGTTTCATTAGCAGTACCAATAACATAAAGCGGATCATCGTTATTTTGTATGTGTTGGGTTGTCTCTTCATCGTGTCGAATTTCTTCTTCTGATGGTGCACCAATCACCATCAAGTCGCCACTTCTATCCAAAGAATAACCGTGTGCAGAATATGCTCTTGCATTTTTCTGTCTTAGATTATTTTGACGAACACCCCATTTATTTTTCTTAGAGATGATTGTCGCATTATCAACTTCAGTCTCTTTCATTTCATCTGGATCAATATCATCAATCTCAAGATTTCTAATGACAATACCTTCACCAAATTCAAAATCACCACTAATAGATTTTAGATAAAGAATATTATTATCTTCCTCAATTAGTCGTGTCTTATCATTGGATACAAATGCTCTTGCTCCAGAGATAACACCAACAATTTCTTGATCATAGAATTTCTCTAATTCTTGACCTTTCTTATCAACAACAATATATGATGTATCATTCCATCGACCATCTGATGCTCTTAAAATATCTACTTTAGGATAATAAAAATCAATATCATCTTCAAATACAACATTAAATAGAAATTTATATGATGCTTCTGTACCCTTTGCTTTGTAAAATTCACGAATATTCTTTAAGATGAGTTTGACATCTTCTTTAGTAAGATCTTCTCTTAAAGGAATGTTTGGAATATATTGCTTCTTATACTCGGCAAGATAATCATCGATCATATTCTTATCGATATCAGTTTCTTCAAGCATATTAGTTATCATACGATAAATTCCGTATGATGTTGGATGATATGTTACACCAGCATCCCAGTCTGGAATATTATCATCCCAAGCTGTTATATAATCTTTAAATTCCCAATATTCACTACCATTCAATCCTGTTGGATGATTGTAATCGTCAGATATATGTGTTTGTTTACATGCAAATGCAATAGCAATACTATCATCACTAATTTCTGTCGTATTAACGATTTTGATTGTGTCTTGAGAAATGTATTCCTTTTCAATAAACTTAAAATATCCACCTATAAAATCTACAAATAGTGGATGTTCTTCTTTTACAAAATCAGGAACAAATCTCTCAGCAAGTATTGATAGTTTTTTTGAGCTAGACTGTAAAGAAATTGTCATTTTTTATTTCCATTATTGCATTTGATTAAGTGTAATATTTAAATCATCAAGAATAATTAGATTATTCTTCTTTGTATATACATCATCTATAGCAGTATCAGCATACAATCTTAATGTAGAACCATCACTTATCTTAGGAGTAAATCTTTGAATAGATATCACACCATTTTCATAATCTATAGATCCCTTTTTCTCTTCAACTATATTATCCAACTCATCTCTAATAACTAAATTTCCCGCACCATCGTCAGTAATTCTAAATTTATTACCGTCAATATCAGTGTAAATTTCTGATGAGAAATTAGTTTTAGTAATAGCATTATCAAAATCCATTGTATAAATTCCTTGTTGACCAGAATCTATAATCAATTCTTTATATATAACCAGTTCTGTCAAGTTATTTGAAATTGATGAATCTGCACTATCAATAATAGATAATATTTTTGAGTATTTTAAAAAGCTATCGAATCGATTCAATTCAGATATAAAATAATCTCTAACATTATCTTCAATCAGACTCATAATCTGATTAGCACCAAACTTTGATTTATTTGGATTATAATTTACTGTTGTGTCAATAATAACGAATGTGTATGATGGAGATAAAATCTCTGGTACTACTGCAATCATATTATACTTATTTAGTATATCTTCTTTAATGTATTCTTCTTGCTTGGGGGATAAACTTAGTTTATTCTTTGGCTTGATTGAGATGAATACTTTACCATATTCAGGTGGATCATTATCTTCTCCACCCCAAACATTAATAGATTCAATATTATTGAACTTATTCATCAGTACTGAGAAATAGTCTTGTTTAGTAACAGCTCTACTTTGCATCTCATAATTCTTAGGAGCAACTAATTTAACAGAATCGATTGATTCTCTATTCTTACCATCATATGATGGTGTTAATGTCATAACAACCATATCACTAGAAGAGAATTTATATCCATTATTATCATACACATCATCTACAATCTCGAAATAATAACACTCATTTCCAGTTTCACCAGTAGTCGATAAATATTCAACAACAATACTATCTTCATTGATCGGATCTTTACCGACAATTCCCTTTCCAAAGTAGACTTCCATTTGATAATTTTCGATCTCTTGAAGGAAATATACCTCTGATAAACTAGTTAATTCCACAATATTATCAAAACGATCCCACGGCTCACTAGAACCAACAGTTAGTGTCATATTACTAATATCAATTGTTGGATCACTAATAATGAATTTTTGTTGTTTATTCGATTGATCATAAGTCCAACCAATACTCTTTTGTTCACCTTGATATACATTGATATCAGATGTGAATAGTCCATTCTCATCCTTTTTGATGATTAATGAATCCATTAATACAAAGTTGAATGACTCTCCCTGATCACCTTTCTTCTTACCAGTGAATCTAGTTCCTTTTGGAAAATTGATTGATGTAGTCTCTTCAGTTGTAACATTAATTGTTACATTGATTGTTGCAATAGAGCCTTCACTTTGATTAGGAAGATAATTGAGTTCTTTTGCTTTTGATATTACTGAATTTCTCTGTGTTGAACTATCTAGAAACATTTCATTAGCGATCATATTTCCATAGAAACCCATATAGTGTGTATTATATGATAAAACATCTAATAAAACACTTAATGCGCTTCCTTCAAAATTATAATCTTGAAACTCGTTTTGCGTTTTAAGAAAATTTTTAAGATTGCTTTTGATTGAATCAAAATCAAGATCTGCTAATTCTAACTTCATTTTATCTTATCCTATGTAAAAATAGTGTCATAATCATTGGTTCAATAGTGTTTCTTATAGTGAATTCAATAGTTATATTGTAACCGTGCCCATCATTTGATGAAATAATTTCAACATTATGTAATGTAACTCTCGGTTCGAAATTCGTTATACAGGCTGTAATATGATTTTTCAATAATATTCTAGTATTGATCGTATCTAATTCAAATAACAATTCTTTCACACCAGATCCGATCTCTGGATGAAAGAGTCTTTCACCGAAATTTGTCATTATAAGATTTCTTACAGATGTTTTAATCGCATTTTCATTATATTTTCTTACAATATCTTTAGTATTCGGATGCGGCTTAAACATCATATCTATATCTGAAAATAATCGTACTGATCTTTTAATGGCCATTGTATTAATTCCTATTCCTTTATCAATTATTTATACTTGATCTACATCTTTTCTGGAAATGTATATGCTCTCCTATCGTTATGAGCAAACACATTATTACTACCAGTTGTTATCGTGATACCACATTCATATGAATCACCAATTCTAGCTATTGGTTTATTATTAACGAATACAGTCGGAGAGCCATTAATCAATTTTGTTATATGTTCTGGACAGCCTGCAGGGGTTGGTTCATATGGATGAGATGTATTCGTATCACTTTCTCTATGGACTGAAATATTATTAACGAATACATTATCACTACCTGTTGCAGTTCTCGGAATAACACCACAATGATGTTCACTCACTCTATCATATCCTTTTCTTGCAACAGACGCTTGATATCCATGAGCCCATATATCTCCAGGATCATCTGGTAGAAGTGCATCTCTATTACTACTACAAGCTGAATGAATACTACCATATATAGAATCATACCAAGATTGAATGAATTCAACTTTTTCATATGATAACACCTCTGGAACAAAGTTTGGAAGTTCTTTCAATACATCTAGCACTGTCGCCCCAGGCCCTCGAACGATAATTTCTCCAATTAATCTCATCAACCATTCATCTTCAAAAAAACTATTATCATTAAATATTTCCCATATTGGAAGATAAGAACCATCTAGAGGATTATAAAATGGTTTGAACAATTCTAAAAATGACATTACCCCACCGCCAGATAATGAGTAATATTTAAGATCTCTCATCCAAGATGGAATATATACATCGTTATTTGTATCAAGAGCATATTTTTGAATATCTATAATATCAGATCCATTTATTTCTGGTACATCATTTCTTTCAAGTGGATATGTTGTGCCTAATCTATGACCATTTTCGTGAAAAAGTAGTTGTAATATTTCTGTTCCGGCATCAATATTATCACCTATTGGCATAGTAACTAGAAATGCATCTATATTTCCCATATACATTCCATTGACTGCAGCAATATTATCACCATATGATAGTGATGTTCCCCAATACCAATTTGTTTTAATTCCCTTTACACCAACATATATTGGTACAGCAGGTGCAGGAAATACTAAATCTCTATTATTCCAAATATCAAAAAAGTTGTATTTAAGACTTTTTAATGCTTCAATAATATAATTAGCTATATGCTCTTTTGCTGCATCAAGACTTTGTAGATGATCTGAATAAGGATAATTATTTCCGCTACCCAATTCAGCCATTGCTATTGTAGGGGCCAGTGGTGTACCTAATCCACCATATATATCATCTCTTCTATACCAAACTAAATCTCCAGAATAAAATGAAAAAAATGAATCTGGATAATCACCATCTGGATAGGATCTAACTTCGGATTCTATTCCATCATTTTCGCCAATATCTCTAATATTTTTCCAATTGAGATTTTTTATATATTCACGTAATTGTTCTTCTTGATCTTGTGATGGAGCTCCACCACAGCTCATATCTATTAATGGGCACGGCCAAGCATCTGTTCCATTAGTTATAATTTCTTCTAGTCTATCTGCTCTAGCATTATTTCTATTTTGCCAGGATGGAGTCTGTTGGTTTACAGTCCAAGTTCTTAGATTATTGATTGCTGCTGGCCAATCACCAGTTGTCATTTGATTAGTAAAATTTGGAAAGGAGTTATTACTACCAAACTGATATATCATATCATACCAGACTGTTTGCACTTCTTCTTGCATATTCTCGAATGTACAATTGTTTGTTGGATTAGCATCATTCCAATAAATTGTTGATTTATTCAAGAATATTGTATAAATCCAATCCCATAATAGATCGGATTCTGTAATAGTCAATGGATACCAAGTTGGGTTGGCAGCCACTATTTGATTTATTTTAGAATTTACGTGTGAAGATGATCCAGTGATATGTTGAAATATTTCTACTTTATCACGTAATGTTTTATTGGTTTGTTGTTCTAAAAGATCAAACTCAGATGTAGATCTAGCATTAGTATTTACACCAGGGCCTATACTAACTTTACCCTCATCAAAATAAGGATTTAATCCAGGGCCTTCATTCCCTTTAATAAAATTAATATCAATATTAATAGGCATTTTTTTATATTACCACATCAGATTTTTTAACCCAGTCAAATCCATTCATATTATAACATTCAGCTTGTTCAATATCTAAATATGTACGAATCACTCCATCTTTATTTACAAAGCAATCACCTTTTGGTAATATAGCATCATCTTCATACACTTTCACTGTCCAGGAAGACCACTTTCCAGCATACTTTTCACAAGTTGCTTTTCCTTTTGGATATTCTCCAATAATTAATTTACCATATTTCTCAAGTATAACATTTTTAACTTTTTCACTTGCTCTAGTGAAATCACAAAACGTTTTTTCTGATGTATTTAATGGTACTGGTTTCTCTTCTTTCTTAGGTTTAATATCTGTTACTTGAGTTGGAGTTCTTAAACAAGTATTATCAAATCCTTCTTGAATCCATTGTGTCTGATACGCTTCATCTGCATCTGCATTTTTGATATTAATACTAGAACTTGAATCATTATCTTTAACGATTTTACCAAATAGAGTATGAACTTGTTCTTCAGCTTCCACTAATGATGATTTTGCTGCACCCTCAAATTTACTAACATCTGGAGCCCAACTTTTCCATTGTGCTACCTCTGCATCTGAAATTTCTCTACATACCCATTTACCATTTGAATTTAAGCATTCATCTTTTCCTGATGCGAATGGATCACCACCTTGACATACACAAGATTGATTTGTTGATACTAATGCTTCTTGTTTCTTATATTTACGACAGTCAGCAGGATTTGTCCATTGATCAACATTAACAATATCATCCAATTCACTAATAGAATGATTAACACTTTGTTCTGAAAATTCAACATCCCAAGATTTAATAGATTCTTGATGCACTTTAGGTAATGACAAAAGAATTTCTTGTGAATCTAATGGTCGTAAATTATCAATTGATTTTGGTACAGATCCAATTGGTGTTGAAGATTTATTACCAGCAATTGTATTGATTGTCGGTATTTTAATACCATCTTTGAATAAATTTCCTGAAGATTTATCAAGAAATGAACTAATAGTTTCTTGCATTTCATTTGTTGAAGATGATGATTCAGGAATTTCATTCATATTTGCGAATGGTCCACCAAGAATAGAAGTTGTAAATTTTTGCATACTTTCTACTTCAGCTGCAGATACTTCTCTACATACCCAAGAACCACCACTAGATAAACATTCATTCTCTCCTGATGCGAATGGATCACCACCTTGACATACACAAGAAGTATTTTCTTTTTGAGGTTCTGATACTACAATATTTTTTTTGAATGACTCTGATGATACCTTAGATGATAATACTGATTCTGATATATCACTATCAAACTTATCGAATATATCAATAAACGATCCTTTCTGATCTTCTGGAATAAATGATGATAATTGTTCTCCCTCTGATAATTTCAAATTATCAGAAATGATATCTTTTTGAGAGAATATATTTTCTAATCCAGACGATATTCCAGGATTAGTTTTTATATTACCACCTAATGAATTCGTGATAGATGACTGAAAAGATGAACTATCACTAAATGAGGGTAATGATTCTTTTGAAAATCCAAATGACTTACCAATCCCTTCGATATCAAGTGAACTGCCCTCACTTAATGCTCCGCCCCAAGATTTATTAGACGATATATGTTCACTTAAAGATGAACTTGTAATTTTATCTTTAATAGAAGCAGAATTTTTAATTATATTATCAAAAAAACTCATTTACCTGTCCTTATTTAAGTGAATATGTCTAGCTGTAATTTCAGTATTAAGAACAGAATCTATTTCTATTCTTTCGTTTACATCGTGTGTATATTGTCCATAATTGTGTATTTGATAATCTGATGTAGTATCAATGAACCAAGCACCCTTCCCATTTGATTTATCATTTGATCGACTTGACCCAATACTCCAATTCATATTACCATCTACTTGAACGTTCCAATCACCGTGAATATGTTGTTGTAGTGTACCACCAATTTCTAAAAAGCATTGTTTATCAACTTTGATGTTAGCATTACCTTCAACATTAATCGTTAAGTTTCCACGATCACCACTAGGTTCTTTTGCAGAACCTTCAACTGTATCTTTAATTAGAATAAAAGTATCACCACATATGATCTCATAATTATTGTTATATACTTTACGTACCATTTTACCATCAGGATACATTTCAAAGAATGTTCCTGATCTATGACATAAATGAATTCTTTCGTGTTCTCTAGTATCATCAAACTCCATTACGTGACCACTTTCAGTTTCAGTAACATGATTGAAAGGATATCTAGCATTATAGGGTGAATGTGGTTCATTCCATAATTGATCATTACCAAAGAGCATTTGATTTTCAGAAAGCGCAAATCGTCCTTTAGTATCCCAACTATCTTTCTTTCTTCTTGCTAGTGTTTTATGTTCACCTAATTTTGTCTTATATTTTTTATGAGTTTCTGGATCTACCCATTCATCAATTGATTCATTTCCACTCTCTGGATTAATTCCTCTAGCTAATCTATTTGTATCTGGTTCGTTGAGATGATCTTTTCTAGGATATATTTTATTTGGATCATTAAACCCATCATCTCTTGCTGGCTCTGTTGGAATTCCAGGTAATGTTCCAATAATGATGGGTGATTGAGCCATATCACCATCAAGAAAATATCCAATAACGTGTGATCCCTCAACTATTCCAACAGGCGCTTCACCAACTCCACTAATTGATGCTGATGTAACGGGCATCATAACTTGAGCCCAAGGAAGATGATCAGTTGGTATACCTTCTGTTTCAGTTGTTGAATTTCTTCTAGAAGAGTGTAATCCAATAACTCGTACTTTAACTCTTCCTAATCGTGCAGGATCATTTCTACTTTCAACAACACCATGAAACATTGAGAAATTTTGTATATCTTTAAATTGTGATGATAAAAAACTATCTGACATAATATTATCCTTTACTCATATCATAAAACGACTCTTTTCTAAGTTCTAGATTTGTCGTATGGGCAATCTTTCCTGGTTTATCTGATGGAGTTATAGTATGTGTAACTGACCATATCAACCACTTTCCTGCATATTGTCTATCATATAAAACTTCTTTAGCATCTCCTGATGGTGTTGTATTAGATGTTGATTTTAGATTTAATGATATTGGAGCTCCAAGTACAATGAACGTATTACTACCTAATGTAACATTTAATATATGTTGATTCCAGTTGTACATTTTTTGTTCTCTCTGCATCATATACTCATCAACTTTATTATATGGACTTTCTGGTATTTTCGGAAACATATTGAATGCTCCATTACTAATACTTACATTATCACTAGAATGAATTGGATTTTTACCAGAGACTGCCCCTGAATTATTATAATTATTCCATTCAGAATGATAATCTAATGTATGATGTTCTATCTTTTTCTTAATTGGATTATATGTACATAGATTATTTTTCAATGCTCCCTTTCTTTGCGCTTGTAATGCATCACCACATTTTACAATAGAATATCCTAATGCTCTCCATCTATTACCTAGCATTTTATTACTATCAGCTGTGTTAAAATTTATTGCAGCAATTGGATCTTCTGAAATTAGTGAAGATAATGTGACAAACATATATCCAAATCTATTTTCAAAAAATACATAATCTGTATATCCGTTAGTAGATATTGCAGTTCTTAAAAGAAATTTGATTGCTGCCAGCGGAGATAAATTTGGTATAATAATTGTCTTTGAGTATTTGGATAACTCAGCTCCAACCATCCCATCTGTATCTCCAAGTGCTTCATAACAAATTTGTTTAACAATTTCAGATTCAGTTTCTACATATGATTTACTAATACGTATATTAGAATTAATATATTGTATAGGTGATATTAAATCTAATCTTAAAAATTTTCCACGATTGATCTCAGTTTCTGATGCACTATTTATTTTGAATGTTTTTTGTATCTCTGGTGCGTTTTCATCTGATCGAAATGCTATGTATAGATATTCATCTCCGATTATGGGTAGTTCAGCCCTTAAATTTTGTTGTTCATCTCGTAATATTAATTCACCATATGTTGGACCATCAATAGTTTCTATTATCGAAATGCTATTCAATATATTTGAAACGTCAATATGCTCTCCATTAAATCGCACAAGACTTAATGCTGTTAGATTTCCATATTGCTCAATTAATGCCATTATTATTTACTCATTAATTCATTAAATTGAGAAACAAATGTTGATAGATATTTCTTATTCAATATTTTTAAGTTGCGTTTTGCATCATTTATAAACATTGCATTCTCTAAATTTGTTATTGGTATTGCGTTTGGATAATCAGCATCTACCATTCTTTCATTATTAGGATCTTCATAATGATGAAGTTCATTATGTTTACCCTTACCATAAATTTCAGTGACATACTTAAAAACTTCATCTTCTTGTAATACCCAATCATAATATGGGTCAATAACATTATTCATTAATAGTATAACCCAATAGTATTGTGGATCACCATATATATTGTTCGACAATTGTTCAGGTGTCATAAATTCTTTTAATATGAACTCATAAAAGTATGATGTATTGTTTATTATATCTTGTAAAACAATAGATCTACTAATGATATTTGTCGCATATTTACCATCATATCCATTTATTGTGAAATTTTTGAAATAATTTTTACTCATTAGTAACCTTCCATTAAATCATCTTTAGTTATCATATCAACTTCTTGGAATCTCAAATCCATCTGAACATCTACTGGAAAACCATTTTCAAATGTTGCCCAAAGTGCTTGTGGTGTATAGTTTACACTCACATTAGTTAATGCGCTCCAAGTAGTCTTAAATAATAATGAATTAACTTCACCTGAACTATCTCCACTCTTAGTATTACCAAAATGAATTTTCCATAATTCAGGATATTGTAACAGGAATCCAGCCGTATCTTTTATTATTTGTGAGGATGAATGATATCTAAATAGAAAAATAATTCTAATCACCTCTTCAACTTCTAATTTTGAAGTTGGTTGAAATCTAAATGACATTTCAAATTGTCTTAGATTTGTTCTTTTAAATGTTAATCCTAATCGTGGATTTATAACTTGACCTATAGATTGCTCTCTAGATCTAAGAGAAAGACCTTCTGATACTTTTGACACCATCTGACCTATTAGTTGTTTCCCTATAACCTCGACTCCAGCTGCTAAAGATGATCCTGCTTCTTCACTTTTAGGATTAAAAAATGAATTATGATATACACCTTCCGATTCATTCCATCCGTGTGCAAATGCATTTGTCAATTGACCCGGTTGATATAATGATATTGAAGATAATGGTTTTAATGGTGGAATAGCTCGTAATTGTTCTTCACGTTTTTGATTTGCATTTAAATTTTTCTTTTCAGCATCAATATATTTATTATATGTTGAAACTGAAGCATTTAATAAAGCTATCCCACCCGCGGCCTTTGCCATCGTACTTACCCCAGTAAGTCCTACTTTATCAAA